ATAGACTTCTGTTTGAGAATGTAGAAAATAGCATTTCAATATCTGGTTGCAGGGTTGAGATATTCAATCTTTATGATGGATACATCATTCTTAGAGGTGTAGGAAAAGAAAAAATATTGGAGTATGAAGTTTTAAGAAGATTGCACCCTGAGCCATCATATGTTTTAAAAACGGGTAAGGCAAATATGAAAGATTATTATGCTAACAGATACACCAAAAATGTATTTGATGTGATTTTTACGAAGCACTACCCGATGAAACAGTCCATACTTCCCGTATATAAAAGAAAATTTCTACGATCATTATTTGGCTTCGAGAATTAACTAATTAAGGATTTTCAGAGTATTTATGGATATTATTCCTAAATGATTAGCAAACAATTACTACTTGAAATGATTGAAGAGGCCATGATACCCCATCTTAATGAGGTTGATTGGGAGAAGGATTTTTCTGACGTGAAAAAGACATGTCTTGATCCTAAACAATTATTAAGTCATCTTAATGATGTTCTTGCTAACAAACAATTACCCACAAAAGAAAAGAAAAAATTAAATCCTAATATGCCACATGTTCATGCTGGTGCAATACCAACTGATGAACTTGATAACATTGATGTCCCTGCATTCATAAAGAATATAACGCAAATGCCACCACAAATTATTAGTGGTAACGCTAAAATGCAAAAATCAAGTGATGGTAATTCGATGTCAATAAATCTCGGTATACCTGCATTAAGAGGATTAGTTTATGATATTGATGGAAAACAATTTTACATTGTGAATACCTGCCCCGGGGCTGGAACATGCGTTTTTGTATGCTATGCAATGAAAGGTAGCTATATTATGTTTCCCGATGTATTTGTAAAGCAAACAAGAATATTAAACTTACTATTAAATTACCCCGACAAATTCAAACAAATATTAATTCGTGAATTAGAAATTATTTGTATGAAAAACGAAGGAAAGGAAATCGTATTCAGATGGAATGATGCTGGTGATTTCTTCGGTAAAAAATATTTTGAAATTGCTCGTGAGATAACTAACGAATTAACTGCAGCAGGGTATAATTTTAAATCCTATGGTTATACTAAGGTAGGTGATGTTGTTAATAAGGATAAACCAGAAAATTTCGTCATTAACTTCTCTGACGATGCCAACAAAAAAGAAACCAAAAAAGTTGATGTTCAGGCAGCTAAAAGGTCAGTGATTGTTCCCAAAGAATTATTCACTGATTTATTGAAAAGAGATGCTACTGGTAGAAATTACGCTAAAAATGCTAAAGGAAAAATATTATTCAATAAGCCAACTTCATTAGATGAATTGAAAACCAGATTAAGTAATCAGTACGGTGTGGATAAAAACAGCATAATTACTTACGATCAAATGTTATCAATACCTCCAAATAGCGGTAAAGTTTATAATGTTATCGTTATGCCTTCTGGTGATGGTGATGTATCTGCACAAAGAAATGATATTAAAATAACATTCTTATTAGAACATTAATTACCATTTGTTCGCAGGACATTTTTTTGGTGTTGATCTAACTGCAGTCGGTATAAAACATCCGCATAATTTACATCTGTTAGATATTTTACTTCTCCATTCACAGACCATACATTTTGTAAGTCGTTGTTTGCCCATTTCTTCTGTTGTTGGGTTTTGAAAAATATAATTCTTCCATCCATCAACAATTTGTTCGAAAGTAGATGCTTCGTGATTTTCTTCCATTTTATTTGTATATTAATCTACCACCTGCACTAATTTGAAATCCATATGCTGGATTTTTTGCTTCGATTAATGCATTATGTAAAACTTCTTGTGAGTTAAGACCATTATCATAAATTCTCAATTTTTGGATACCTCCAATAAATGATTTATCATAAATTTCTTGAATCAATTCATTGTCTTTGGTTTTATCTTTCTTAAGGACATCAGCACCATTATAATTGAAGTCTTCAAAATAAACATAAAAATCAGGCACTAACGCTACATTTGATTGGAGATATAATCCGACTTTAACATCGGTTAATCCAGTATTTTCTTCTGTTCTTATTTTATAGGTAATTGTTGTCCATGTATTTCCTGTTTCGAATTGGAATATGAGTGGATTTTGTTCAACAATTGTTATTGGTGTTTGACCTGAGAAGAACATGCCTATTACTCCATCCTGATATGGCTGGAATACATTCTGAGCAAAAACATGAACCGTGAATATATAATCTCGATTACTCAATAACTTAAGAGTTGGATTGTATTGAATGTTGTATTGATTCAATGTTGTTGCACTATAAGCGATAGTTGTACCAGTAATGGTCGTATAGCCTGTAATAAATGTTGTGCCTGTATGTCCTGTACCACCAGTATGTCCAGTAATAATTGTAGCACCAGTAATGATTGTTGATGCAGTAATTACTGTATATGGTTTGCTCATATTATGTATCTGTAGTACAGTGGCTGCAGTAGTTCCAGTTGAACAATCAATAGGATTTACAAATGTTGTTGAGTTACCAGTTATTGTGGTTGCTGTGATATTATGTGGTAATGGTGGCGGTGGACAGATTGGATCACTCCAGAAAGGATCGACAGTAAATGTAAATCCAGTTGCATCTTTCTTATGTTCGAATAATGGATAAGTATGAAGATCGTAGTGATACGAATTCTTCAAACCAAAACTACCACCACCCCAACTAATGTTATAAGGTACACCTAATTGTTTTTCTCTTTGTGTTTTAAAACCACTAAACCAAAATTCTTGGAAGTTGGGTACTTTCCAAAGTCTTCTGCCGTTGACATAGATAATAAAATCACCCAATCTTACATCAGCACATTTTAATTCTTGTTTGTCTGTTATTACTTCGTATGGAGTAAATACAATATCAATGATTGTCCAACCAGTTCCTACTTTGTTTATCGATTCATTTGATTCGGTAACACCACTTTTGTTAATTAAGGTATATCCAATACTACCTGAAGGTGATAAATAAAAACCTATTGCATTACCATTTATACCAAGATCAAAATTTGGTACTGGAGCATTTCTAAAAAAATTATTAGTAGCACTTCCTTGCAGCAATAAGTCTTGGTAAATATAATTGTTTAGGAAGTTGTCTTCGCTGGTAGTAACACCACTAAACATTATCGTATTAATAGTTCTTGTTTGTGCTTGACCCACAACATTTGAAACTGGTATTGTGGTTGTTGCAGTATAGGTAATACATTCACCCGAAAATTCAGGAACATACTTATCTTCTGCTCTCGCACCCATGAAATAGAAATACCCACCATTAAATGACTCAGGTGTTATTCTTACAATCGTTTCAATAGTTAAACCTTTACCATATCTCGGTGGAAATAATTCAAAATTGTAATTCTTTAATTTAAAGAATCCCTCTAAATACCCACCATTAAGTTGGAAGAAATTACCAGTATACTTTCCAAATGAAGTTACGTGAGCCACTCTTGATGTTCCTGTGTGTCCCGTTCCACCTGTACTACCTGTGATGATTGTAGTATATGTAGTTGCACTTGCACCAGTTACACCTGTGATACCATAACCATCATAAAATGTACCACCAGTAGGCGTATTATACCCTACTCTATACATTTTTAATTTTGTATCGGTCGGTAAAATAGTTAATGTATCGTACATTTTATTCACCCTACCATTATCAAAAGCAGTTAATCCAAAGTCGTAAAGGAAAATGTTATCTGATATAGCATTATTCCATTTATTCAAACTTATTGCAGTCAAACCAGTATTCAAGTTCCAAGAATTTTGGTTTGTCAAGTCAATGAAGATAGCTAAATTATCAGGGATGATTGTGTTAAGGCAATATAAGTCCGTCATTATCTCTTTTTTTGATAAATACTAAAACGGTACAGTATTTACCCCTTTTTTCCGTATTTATAATTTAAAGAGTAAATGTCTGTGAAAAGAAAACAAATTGATAATAGTGTTGCTCCAATCATACGAAGAAATGCAAAGCCAAGAAATTGGAGTAGCAAATTTTGGAATGAAAATGAGGTTAAAGATTTGATTTCGGAAGTTATTAAGCCTGATAGCATTGATATGTCATCAATTAAAATGAATGATGAACTCAATCCACAGTTATGGAACGATGAAGAAACTTTAAAACCAGCAGTACGTACAGCACTTTTAAAAGTAGCACTTGAGTTTATTAAATATTGTAAAATAGAGAACAAAAAATTCAAAGATATTTTACTAACTGGAAGTAATGCTAACTATAACTACACACCAAATTCTGATATTGATTTACACATATTGATGGATTTTAATGAAGTGGATGCTGATCCTGAAATTATTGGTGAGTATTTTAAAGCAAAAAAGGAATTGTGGTCAGTTGAACATCATATCACAATTGATGAACATGAAGTAGAATGTTATGTTCAAAACTCAAACGAGCCAAACGCATCAGCAGGTGTTTATTCAATAAAAAATAATAAATGGGTAAAGAAACCTATGAAAAAATTCATCACCATCGATGAGCCGAATGTTCAAATGAAAGTTGCTGATATTGTAAATAAAATAGATTCCCTTGTTGACGATTTCAAAAAGGGACAAGATGTATCTCTTGCAGCAAAAACAGTTAAAGATAGAATAAAGAAAATGAGACAAGCTGGACTATATAAGGAAGGAGAATACTCACCAGAGAATATTGCATTTAAAATTTTAAGAAACTCTGGATATTTAGAAAAATTATCGAGTCTAAAAAATGATAGCTTCGATAAAAAATTATCAATAAAAGAACCAAAACAAGAACTACAACATGACAACGCCTAAAACTTACATCATTACCGAATCACAATTTAAAGCACTTATCGAGAAAAAAAAGGTTGAAAAGAAAATCGTTAATGCTATTCTTGAAGAGATTACTTTCAGTAAGGGTACGTTAAACGAAGCAACGTCATTGAATGACAATGTTGTGACAATATTAAAAAAGCACATACCCGCAGAATTTAGAAGTAAATCACTTGTTGAGTCATTATTATCAACAAAGCAAATAACAAAAGACCAATTGAAAGATGCGGGTATCATTGAAATCATAAAAAGGGCTTAATTACTATAATTTTTTGTAAAACTTGTGTTTTTCAAATCCATGATAGTATTTATGAAAAAGTTTTAATAAGCTTAAACTGAATTAATTAAAAAAAATACCAAACAATGGCAAAATCATTTTCAAACCAAGAAAATTTCTATAAGAGACTAAGAGAGTTGAGTAATGTAGACGCTCCTACTAAGTCAGTATCGTTAGATAGACAAAATCTAATCGAGTATACCAGAGCTACCGATGGTTCAGCACTTGGAATTGTAAAAGAAGATACAAGCTTTTATATCAAATCGTCAAACACTAAAGGTGATCTTTTAGTTGAACACTTTACATATATTGGTGGTTTGGAGAACAAACTTAAGTACAAATATGAAACATTAGGCGAAGCAATTAAAGTTAAAAATTACTATGTTTCTGCACTTAATGAAAGTTTGGAAAGAAAATTCAATCCAGCTAAAACTTTAAATGAAGAAAAAGAATTGGTTGCTAAAAGCAATGCAGATAAAGGTGAGGTAGCAACCGCACAAGATAAAGCAGATAAGAGTGCAAAAGGTGCAGCTTTGAAGCCAGCAGCACAGCAACACGAACCAGATGCAGTTCATTCTAAAGAAGGTATTGCAAATGCACAGAGTGAAGCTGATAAGAAGAAATCAGATGATGCTTCTGAAAAATTAAAGAAACATCACGAACCATCTACAGCAACAGGAAAAGCAAGACCTGATATTGCAAAAGCACAAGATAACGCAGACGCTCAAGCAAAGGGTGAAGCATTGAAGAAATCAGCAAAAGAAAAAGAAATGCCAGTAGTTGGTAAATCTGGTGGTGAAGATAAAGCACAAGCAGAAGCTGATAAGAAGAAGAAAGAAGAAAAAAATAAAGTTGAAGGTCACAAGGAAGTGAAACCTGCAAGCGATGCTAAGAAAGAAAAAGCAATCGTTGCAGAACATTTCGGTGAAGAACCTGCAGCAGAAGAAGAACCAGTAGCTGCAGATGCTGCAGGTGCTGAAGCATCACCAGTTGGTGGTGACGAAACTGCAGATTTAGATGCAGCAGCATCAGCTTTGGATTCATTGGATATTAATCCAGATTCAGCTAACGTAAATACGGGTGGTGCAGAAGAAATGCCAGTAGCAGGTGCTGACGGTGTGGCTGATCAAGGTTCAGCAGAAGTACCAGATGCAGAAGCAGTTGATGGTAGCGCAGAAATTGGTGGTAATGATACTGGTAATGACGAAGGTGCATTGAAAGATGTTGAAAAATTAGTAGGTAAACTCGGACAAAAATTCAGATCAATGGATATTACTCCTGAGATGGCTGGTGGTTTCTTAAAATCAATAACCAAATCTCTTGAAGGTAGTCTTGCTGATATGGATTCAGATGAAAAGAGAGAAATATCAAATATGATATTAAAGGCTGGTGAGGAAGGTGAAGAATCAAGCGGTTCTCCTGAATCAGCAAGTCCTGTAGCTGGAAGTTCTGGTGTTGAAGATGATCATGAAAATAGTCCTTCAGCAGAAGCTGGCGCAGAAAATGATCATGAAGAAAAGGAAGTTGATGAAAATGGTATGCCAGTACCAGCAGATGAAGAAATTGAAGAAGCGATCAATCAACATCTTGCAGAAATGGGTAAGGCAGATGAAGCAGGTGTTCCTAACATCGGTGCAGGTGCAGCAGGTGCTGTTCCACCAAAAGGTGAACAACCAGCAATGGGTGCATCACAGCATCCAAATAGTTTTAAGAAATACATGGCAGAAAGAGGATATACTGGCGATGCAAATGAAAATGTTTCTATCATGGAAATGGTATCACTTGTAAACGGTTATGCTAACGAATGCCAAGGTATGACTGAAAATGCAGATATGCAAGCAATTGCAGAATACATGAGTCCAGAAGTAAAGAAAGGTGTAACTGAATGTGGTTATGGAAATTTTGCTGAAGGTGTTGAAGTATTCTCAATTAAACCTAAAGCATACAAAGCCGAAACTCCAATTGTTGAAATGACTCAAGAAGAAGAGGAAGAAGATGAATCAAAGAAAGTTGAAGAAAATTGGCACAAAAAAGATGTGGTTGATCCTAAGAAGAAGGGAATGTTCAAAGGAAAAACAAAAGAAGAATTGCATAAAGAATTAGCACATGCTAAGGAAAGAGGCGATACAACCAAAGAAAAGGAAATTAATTTCGCTCTTCGTGCAAAAAACAATTGGGGAAAAGCAAATGAAGAAGAAGAAAAGGATGAGTCAAAAAAACTTGATGAATACGGAAATGAACACCCAATAAGTGTTGAAGATGCTTTGAATAACAAAATGAATGAATGGAATTTCGATAAGAAGAAGGGTGAAGACAAAGAAGAAAAGAAAGAAGATAAGAAGAAAGAATTTGGTTTCGCTAAACATGCTTCATTAAATAAAGCTGAAAAAGAAGAAAAGGAAAAGAAAGAAGAAAAAAAGGAAGAAGTATCTGAAAGTGCAAAAGCAAAATTGAGAACCATTATCGGGATCAAAATTCAGGAGCAATTAGGATTAAAAAAACCATCACTTAACGAAAGTAAAAAGTCAGCTTTTTCAAAGAAACTTGATGAAATGGTAAGTGCTGAGATTAAAAAGAACAAAGACTTCATTAAGAAGTACACAGCAAAATAAATGACAAAAGACGATTTAAAACTTTGTTATGTTTTAAAGATCGGATATAAGTCAAGCGGGAAGGGTCTCTACGAATTCGTGTTCAGTAAAGACCCTTCTTCTATTGATACCGAAGCGTGTGGATGGAATGAATCACCAGCAAATGGTAATGCAAATCCACCAACCTCAAATTCGATTGATTTAATACTATCTCTTGAAACTAAGAAAATTGATTTCATTTGTCTTCATGAGCTAAATGATAGAGCATATATTGATGGTTACTATACTATACATTGTTTAGCTTATGAAAATGTTGAAAGCGATAACCACGATGTGTTGTATGATGAAACGCCATTACTTGTATTCCATTATGGAATGAAAGCATCTGAGGTTAAAGAATTGTTTTTATCAAGGGATATTGTACTAACAGAAACTGATGTTGCCGATTCACAATCTGCAGAAGAAGAAGTGCCAGAAAATGCTGGCGATGAAGATGAAGATGATGATCTTAATTTTTAAATAGTGCTCATCTCACCATTCGGGAGAAGGAGATCGAAGCTCGATATACCAAGATGTGTATCGAGCTTTGCAATTTTTTAGGGGTCATAGTATTTATAAAAAATAACAAATGGCTAAGAAGAACATTGATAATGAGAATGATAACGATTTTGACCCAATCAATAATAATAAACTTGAGTTCGAACCTGATAATAATGATAGGCCGTTAACTGAAGAAGAACAGAAAAAAATCGACCTTAAGGCTAAAGTAAAAGAACTAAGAAAAAAATATGTAGGGCAACCAATTATCGTTACAAAGGAAGGTATCGCCAAACAAGCAAACATTTTAACTATCGCAGAACAAACAGATGAATTTCTAAAATGTGCATCTGATCCAATTTACTTTATTGAAACATACTTAACAGTTTTTGACCAAACACAAGGGGATGGTGGTAAAATTGTACCATTTAAACTATTCGATTTTCAAAAAGATTTAATTGAATCGTATCAAACCAATAAAGAAAATATTGCTAACAAATACAGACAGGCTGGTGTGTCAACAACAACTTGTGCATATATCGCTTGGCTTTTACAATTTCGCAGAAATAAATATGTTGCAGTAATTGCCGATAAACTTGAAACTGCTCGTGATGAGTTAATGAGTGATATTATTGATTTTATCGCTGGTTGTCCTGCATACTTAAGACAGAAAATTGGGAACAAAGAATCTGCTGGTCACATGCGTTATGCAAATAATAGTCAAATGAAAGCATTTGCTGCAACGAAACTTAGAGGCCCGACCCCAACACTTTTATTTTGGGATGAAACTGCATGGACTGAAAAGGGTGAAAAGTTTTGGGAATCTGCAGGTGCTGCTGTAAGAAACACAGGTGGTAGAGTAATATTCGTTTCAACGCCAAACGGATTAGACCCCGTTTTTTATAAAACATTTGAGTCTGCAAGAAAACCATTAATACTAAAGTCTGCAGATGGTAAAACCCAACCACAAATACAAAAAAAATCACCATTTGTTGCAACTGAATTATGGTGGTATAATGATCCACGATATAATGTCGGATTAGAATGGGTTAAGAATGAACTGAAAGACAGTGAAGTAAGACTTAAGGATAATAATTTCAGTAAGGATCAAAGAGCAAAATTAGTTGCAGATGGATTTAGTGCAACAAGTCCTTGGTTCGAAAATGCTAAGGCTGGTTACAATGGTGATAATAGAAGATTAGCGCAAGAAATTTTATGTTCATTCTTAGGTTCAGGTGATAACTTTATTAGTGAGGAATTTATCAAAAGAATTGAGGATGAGGAATTAAGACAACCACTTCATACTGAGTATAACGATAAACAAATGTACATATTTGAAGAACCAATTGTTGGTGCTCAATATGTAATGGCTCTTGACGTAGCGAGTGGTTATGCTAATGACTATTCAACATTAAATATGTTGAAGGTTAGTGATATTGTTGAAAACAAAACATATGTTGATAATGGTGTTACAAAAACTAAACCAGTTAAAAGAAGAATATCTGAACAAGTTGCCGAGTATTACGGAAAGTTAACTCCACAACAACTTGCAGACTTAGCTTATTACTATGGGACAAGATATAATAATGCATATTGTGTAATTGACGTTAGTGGTGGTTATGGTGTTTCAACAATTGAAGCATTGAAAACTTTTGGCTATCAAAATTTACACTATGGTGAGGTACAACACAAACCAACTCGCGATAGATTAAACGTGTATGTTAAAACCGTTGAAAGAGATACGATTAATGGTGTAAAGAAAGTTGATCTCATCCCGGGTTTCATGATCACAAACAACAGACCTATCGTTCTTCAAGAGATGGAAAGATGTATTCGAATGAAAGATGTTATCATCAGATCAGTAAGAATGACAAATGAATTTAAAACATTCATTATCGTAGAAAATCCAACAAGACTTGCAGATCATAGAAGATCATACCATGATGATGATATTATGGGTCTCGCAATCGGTCTATATGTGATCAATTGCGAAATGAACAGAACAACAAATAATAACGAAAAAATAAAAAGCATGTTAAATGCAATTTTGGTCATTAATGATAGCGGAAACGTAAGACCAAATGAAGAAAAACATGGACAAGCCGAAGATTACAGAGTGCACAGAAATAATCCATATGCAACACATTCTTGGATGTTCAAGGGACTTGATAAAAACCGTAGGCAATAATGTGCTTTTGGGGTTTTTGAGAGTATTTATAAAAAAGTATAATAAACTATAAAAATGGCCGATAACAAAAATAAAAAAACACTCTACTCAGAATTGAATTCATTCTTGAATTTAGATGGGTTTGGATTTGGTGCTCAAGCAAAAAAAGATGGTGAACTAACACAAAAAACTATTTTAAAAGCTGAAACTCCTGAAGATATTAGAAGAGCAGCACTTGAGATGCAGCAAAGGGAATCGATCTTTGATAAATTCTACAAAGTACAACAACATGGTTTCCAGAAAGCAATGCAATATGAAGCAGCACGTATGCCAGCATATATTGACTATGAAGGTATGGAATACTATCCATTAATTGCATCGGCTCTCGATTTACTTTCAGAAGAATCTACAACCATTGGTGATAACGGTAAAGTATTAAATATCTATTCAAAGAAAGAAAGAATAAAATCAATCCTAGAAGACTTTTTTTATGGTGTGGTCAACGTTCATGTTAACCTTCCATTTTGGGCAAGAAATTTGGCTAAATATGGTGACAATTTTGTATACATGCTTGGTGAACAAGGTAAGGGTGTACGTTATGTTAGACAGCTTGTAAACTTTGATGTTGAACGTAAAGAAGAAGTGAAGGATAGAAAGGCAAGAACGATTTTCAGAAACAGAACTACAGGTGATGAATTTAATTTATTTGAAATTGCTCACTTTAGATTGCTCGGTGATGATAAGTATTTGCCATATGGATCATCAGTACTAAATAAAGTTAGAAGAGTATTCAGACAATTAGTTATGGCTGAAGATGCAATGTTAACATATCGTATCTTACGTGCGGGTGAAAAGAGAGTATATAAAATTGATGTTGGTAATTTGGATGATAAAGATATTGAAGCATACGTTTATAAAGTTGCAACAAAATTCAAAAAACAACAACAAGTCTACAATAATACAGGACAAATTGATTACAGATTTAATATTTTAGGAAATGATGAGGATATTTTTGTTCCTGTTCGTGATGGAAAAAGTACAGTAATCGAAACCCTACCGGGTGCAACCAACCTTGATGCAATTGCCGACATTGCTTACTTGCGTGATAATTTGTTTAGTGGTCTTGGTATTCCAAAACCTTTTTTAGGTTTTTCAGGATCAGCAGGTGAAGGTAAAAACTTAGCACAAATGGATGTTCGTTTTGCTAAAAAAATTAATAGAATTCAACAAGCATTAATTCAAGAATTAAATAAAATGGCAATCGTTCATTTGTATCTTAAAGGATATAAAGACGATCTTGAAGAATTTTCATTAACGTTAACAAATCCATCAAGTCAAGCAGATAAATTAAAGACTGAAACATTGACTGCAAAAGTTCAACTATACACTGAACTTACAAGAAATGAAGGAGGTATTGCTGCAGCGTCACATACTTGGGCAAAAAGAAATGTTCTCGGATGGTCAGATAAAGAAATCATTGAAGATTTCAAAAATCAGAGAATGGAGAAGGCAATCAGTCAAGAATTGCAAGATACCGCAGTCGTTATTCCTAAAACTGGTATATTCGATGACATCGATCAAAAATATGGTAACCCTAATGCTGCAGCAATGCAGCAAGGCCCTCCACCAGCAGCAGGTGAAGGACAACCTGAACAAAATCCACCACCAGCAGCAGGTGCTACAAATGCCCCTCAAAACCCCAATGAATTACCTGAGCCACAAGGATTAGTTGCAGGTGGTGCAGCAGCACCCGCTCCCGCAGCAGGTGCACCAGCAGCCCCTAAACAAGAATCTGTAAACAGAAAAGATAAGAACAGATTGGCTGAATCTGACTTTGATAGCATTCTCGATAACTTGGTAAATAGACATAATATTCAATCCCAAAAGGCTACTGAAGATGCCTTTACGGAAAAAAATGCTGAATTAAATAAAACAGCAAGAGTTATGATTAATGAAATTGATAAACTTTTATATGACCAAGGATCATTCAATACTGAGAATGGAAGTCCAGAAAGCTTTGAGTATAAGGAGAATAAGGAAGAAGTTAAGAGTTTAAATGAAGTTGCTAAAGTTGATGGAAAAGATGAAGATGATGAATTTAAGGGATTAGATGATAATATTGAAGATACCCTTAACAAAATAGAATAAATTTTCGGCAATTAAATAGTATTTATTATAAAATTTCCAACATATGGCGAATTATAACTTTGGAGTAATCAAAGCTACGTTTACTAATTACATGAACGAATCAGAAAATCTTCAAGCAAAGGAGATTTTTGGTAAATTTATGAAATTGATTAAGGAGTCAGCTTTCTTGAAAACACAGTTTGAAGTTTACAAAAATTTAGAGAACAAATACATTCCAAATGAAAATCTTGCCATAAAATACATTGATGAAAATGTGGAATTGTGTAAAAATTTAACCTTTGATGGTTATAAGA